AACTGATGAAGTTGAATTGACTAGAGATGAAAAGATAGCGATTGCAAAAGCACAAATGAAAGAGCAATTAGTTTCAAATTAATTGCGACAATATGTACACTAGCCCTTAATGGGCTAGTGTGTTAAGATACGATCATTAACCAAAGGAGTAAAAAATGAAAGTAGAAATAGGAACAAAGTTTAAGATCGGCTACAAAGCCAAAAAACACAATGATGAGTTCATATGGCGTGAGGGTATGTGGACTGAGGGTTGTGGTTTATGGACTGCTAAAAATGGCAAAACAATTTTGACATATTGGGATATCGTTCAAAATGGTTTTAGAAATGCAACTCAAGATTTTGTATTTATGACAACTAGTAAAAAGGAGATAAACTAATGTTAAAAGCAATTTACTTTGCATTGCATTTTGCAATGATATTTTTAGGACTAGTAATAGCAATTCACTTTGACCCATGGTTGACCCATGGTTAGGGTTAGCACTCTTTGGAGTATTCACAGTTAAATTTATGTTAATGCTACCAGAATTAAATGAAAGGACAGATATATAATGGCTGATGAATATGTATATTGTCATGGCACAGAATGTCATAAAAAACATACCCAAGACAGAATAAGAGGTGTTAAGGGTTCAAAGGTTCTAAGAACCAAAAAAATAAAAGTGTCAAACTTTTATAATAAAATGTATCAATATTTTTGTAGTCAGCGTTGTTATGATGATTTCGCAAACACAAACATACAACAGATCATTGCGATTGCACCCAGAACCGAGCCTCTGGAAACACCAATCAATGTAACTAAAGAAAAAGTGACTAGTCATTGGAACCCAAATCACACTTATGTTGAAACAAGAATAACCGAGTGCGACAATATTGACAATGGCTCTTAAAGAGCCATTGTGGTAAGATTAGGAAATTAACCAAAGGAGTAAAAAATGTACTTAGTAATAGAACAAACAACATTTGAAACAGTAACAGATTTATACATAGTTAAATCTCAAGACGAAAGTTTCAGTACTCAAGACGAAAGTTTCAGTAATGCCCAAAAGAAAAAAGAGGCGTTGGAGTTGTTGAACGAAAAACAAGACACATATTATTATGTGTGTGCATTACCAGTTAAAATGCAAAAAACTGCATAGTGCGACACAATGCACAATGGCGACTAAGTCGCCATTGTGTTAAGATTAGGAAATTAACAAAAGGAGTAAAAAATGCCAATGCCAACATCAGTTTTAAATACTTTAATTAAATTACGACACATGAGTGGAGAGGAAATTAGAGAGTATTTTCAAAAAAGAGCAGACTTTCAAAACAGCAACCCAAAGCACAGAAAATTTGGTTGGACAGCTAAAGAGTTAGCTGAAGATCAAGAAAAATGGCATGGACTAAAAAACGAAAAAACCTATTCAAAACATTTTCAAGATGATGCAGATAGTAAATGGAGAAAAATTTCTGAGTTAGGAGATTAACTGCGACAATATTGACAATGGCGGGTAACCCGCCATTGTGCTAAGATACGTTATTAACAAATAAAGGAGAAATAAAATGGGACAATTAAAACAACAAACAATGATCGATGCAACAGAGGAGAGAAAAAATAGACTCAATGGTCAATCTGTTTTACTTACACCACATGAGGCAAAAATTCATGATGATATATTTATCAATGAATTAGACGCAACATTGGAAGATAAAAAAGCGGGTATTGTTGGACACTCTAAAAAATGGGAACTAGTCCGAGAGGGTTTAGATTATTTTAGAGAACACAACGCAGAGGCGTATATGGTATTACTAGATTAACAACCTCCTAGTGTTAATAAGCCACGCGACAAAATGTCGCGTGGTGCAACAACATGTGACAAAATGTCACATGCGACAAAATGTCGCAGGCGCCTGCGGCGCCGGAACTGTACCGCTCGCTTCGCTCGCGGGGGACTCGCTCGCTTCGCTCGCTCGAGATTTGATAGAGGTACCAACCCATTTTTAAAGTTTGAACTTTCTTGTTAATTCTATTCCCTTGATAATTATAGGAGTCTCTATATACTTAATAATATATAAGGTTTTACATATAAGTAACCCTAAAATACTTTTGGTTATTTGAAAACATATCTGAAAAAATTTTGCAAAATTTTTTTTCGAATGCAATTATGGACAAAGAGAAATTAAAAAATTTAGATAAGCTACCGCCTGATATTAAAAGGCAATTTGCTCTTTACATGAATAAATGGAAAGAGAAGAAAAAAGAAACAGATATTAAAAATGACTTCATGGCTTTCGTTAAACACGTATGGCCAGATTTTATAGAAGGTAGACATCACAAAGATGTTGCTAAAAAATTTAATGACATTGCTAATGGTAAAACAAAACGTGTTATAATTAATATGGCACCTAGACATACTAAATCTGAATTTGCCAGTTATCTATTCCCTGCCTGGATGGTAGGTAGAAATCCTAAATTAAAAATTATTCAATCAACTAACACAACTGAATTATCTGTAAGGTTTGGACGTAAAGCAAAACAACTTATGGATACTCCAGAATATAAAGAAGTATTTAAAACAAGACTAAAAGAAGATTCTCAAGCTGCTGGTAAATGGGAAACTCAACAAGGTGGAGAATATTATGCTGCCGGTGTTGGATCTGCAATTACTGGAAGGGGTGCTGATCTATTAATTATTGATGACCCACATACTGAGCAAGATGCATTGAACGCTCAAGCATTGGATAGAACTTATGAGTGGTATACATCTGGTCCACGTCAACGTCTTCAACCTGGTGGAACAATTATTATTGTAATGACTAGATGGAATGAAAAAGATTTGGCGGGTAGATTACTTAAAGCACAAAAAGAACCTAAAGCTGATCAATGGGAACTAATTGAGTTTCCTGCTATCATGCCATCAGGTGATCCCCTGTGGCCTGAATACTGGAACTTGAAAGACTTAGAAGGAGTTAAAGCTTCTATTCCATTATCAAAATGGAATGCACAGTACATGCAAAATCCAACCGGTGAAGAAGGTGCATTGATTAAAAGAGAATGGTGGCAAAATTGGGAAGGAGACATTCCTCCTTTAGAACATGTTATACAATCTTATGACACGGCTTTTATGAAAAAAGAAACAGCTGACTATTCTGCTATTACTACTTGGGGTGTATTTCATCCTAATGAAGATAGTGGTCCTTGTTTAATGTTAGTTGATTCTGTTAAAGGTAGATTTGAGTTTCCAGAATTAAGACGTGTTGCATTAGATCAATACGGCTACTGGCAACCGGAGACAGTGATTATAGAAGGCAAAGCATCCGGGCTTCCTCTAACTTATGAATTAAGAAAATCTGGAATACCTGTAATAAATTTTACACCATCACGTGGTAATGATAAACACACAAGAGTTAATTCTGTATCTCCATTGTTCGAGTCTGGTAAAATATATGCACCTGGTGATATGGACTTTGCTCAAGAAGTAATTGAAGAATGCGCTGCTTTTCCATATGGAGATCACGATGATTTAGTCGATTCTATGACTCAAGCAGTGATGAGATTTAGACAAGGTGGATTAATTCAACACCCTGAAGATTATGAAGATGAACCTTTACAACAGACTCCAAAAGTGTATTATTAGGTATTATGGCAAAAGAAGACGATCAAAGATTAATAGATATGCTCAGAGCTATTGAAGCTGGTGAGACTTTAGAAGACCTTAACGATCCTGAAGAATATGAGGACATGGGTGGTATTAACTCATTAAAAGGTGCGCCATCAATTAAAATGGCATCAGAAACTGGTGCAGAAGAATTTGAATTAGAACTAGGTACAGTTATAGCTGAATATAATGATTTAAAATCAAGAGGTGACCCTGCAGTTAAAGGTATTTCTTTAGATGAATATATAAATGATTATCTTTCTAAAAAGAAAATGATGAAAATGATGAAAGAAAATAGAGCTATGGCTATGGGTGGTGGTATGATGAGAATGGGTTATGCTGGCGGAACAGGTGATGAAGAAATTGTTGAGCCATCAAAATCAATGCAAGTAGATACAACTACAGGTGAAGGCGCTAATATTTTTCCAATTAGTGAAACAAAAGATGGACCACTTGGCCCAGATCCTTATTATAAAAGAAAAATAGATTTAGATATTGAGATGATAAAAAAATTAATTGAGAAAAGAAAAAAAGAAAAGAAAAAACTAGCTATGGGCGGTATCGCAGGAGTCCTGTAGTGACTGATAAAGCTCCTCCTAAAAAACCTAAAAAATATTTACCAATGTTGAACATGCTTAATTCTGAAGCAGCTGTTAACACTTTAGCTCCAAAAACTTACGTTGATTTAGTTAGTATGTTTTCAAAAAAAGCATATGATAATGGAGAGCTAGAAATAGATGAATATTTAGATATTGTTAAACCATTATTTGGTGAGACAGGAGAAAAGGTAACTAATAAAATAAAAGAGTATGAAGATGAACTTGAAAAATATGAATATAATGCGATGGTTACAGCTAAGTATATTGAACTAGGTGGTAAAGAAGGAACTGGTATGGATATAGATTCTTTTGCAAAAGAATATTTTCCTAAGTTTGCTGATGGAGGCCGAGCACAATTTGGTATAGGCTCCTTGGATCCTGATGCAGAACTAAGTGAAAAGGTAAAAAAACTTATGGACGATGGTTATGAATTTGGTGAAGCAGTTAAAAAAGCTATGGAGGAAACAAGAAAAAACCAAGGTAGTGGTACAATGCCTAAATCTGAAAAATGGATGAGAGAATATTTCTTCGATGGTAAAGGTGGATATGATGATAGAATGTCATATAAAGAATTTGCTTTAGGACCAGGACAAGAATTATACAAAAGACTTGGTAATGACTAAAAGACTAACTAGAACAATTCCTCCGGAATCAGGGCCCATGCCTCAGGGGTTGAATATTAACTATAATGGTGTTAAACAGATAAAACTTACGGAGAAAAAATATAATGGCAGATATAGACAAAGCACTTCCAAACGAAGTCAGAAAAACAGTTAATGTTCCTGGTGAAGAACAGATACAAGAAGAAATTGTAGAAGAAGCTCAGGTACAAGAACAGTCACCTGATGATGTTGAAGTTTCAGAAAATGAAGATGGATCAGTAGATATTAATTTAGATCCTGCTGCAGCATCACCTGAAGGTGGTGATGAGCATTATGCAAACTTAGCAGATTTTTTACCTGACGATGTACTTGGAAGATTAGCATCAGATTTATCTAGTAAGTATCAAGACTATACTTCTTCAAGAAAAGATTGGGCACAAACTTATACACAAGGTTTAGACCTTTTAGGTTTTAAATATAATAATAGAACTGAACCATTCTCAGGAGCTTCAGGTGCAACACATCCAGTTCTTGCAGAAGCAGTTACACAGTTTCAAGCTTTAGCTTACAAAGAATTATTGCCATCAAATGGACCAGTTAGAACACAAACTGTAGGTGTATCAACTCCAGAAAAAACTCAGCAAGCAACTAGAGTAAAAGATTTCATGAACTACGAGTTAATGGAAAAAATGAAAGAGTACGAACCAGATTTTGATCAGTTATTATTTAACTTACCATTAGCAGGTTCTGCTTTTAAAAAAGTCTACTATGACGATATGGAACAAAGAGCCGTAAGTAAATTTGTTCCTGCAGATGATTTAATTGTTCCGTACACAGCTACCTCATTAGACGATGCGGAAGCAATTATTCATCGTGTAAAAATTTCTGAAAACGATTTAAGAAAACAACAAGTTGCAGGTTTTTATAAAGATATAGAAATTGGAAAACCTGGAGACAAAGAAACTGAAGTTGAAAAAAAAGAAAGAGAACTTGAAGGAGTAACAAGAACTGTAAACGAAGATGTTTATACATTATTAGAATGTCATATTGATTTAGACTTAGAAGGTTTCGAAGATATAAATCAAGAGACTGAGGAACCATCAGGAATTAAAGTTCCATACATTGTAACATTAGAAGAAAATTCAAGAGAAGTTTTATCTATTAGAAGAAACTATGAAGTAGGTGATGTAAAGAAAAATAAAATTAATTATTTTGTACACTTTAAATTTTTACCAGGTCTAGGTTTTTATGGCTTTGGTTTAATTCATATGATTGGTGGATTATCTAGAACTGCAACTTCTGCATTAAGACAGTTGTTAGATGCAGGAACTTTATCTAACTTACCTGCAGGATTTAAAATGCGTGGTATTAGAATTAGAGATGATGCACAATCAATTCAACCAGGTGAATTTAGAGATGTAGATGCACCAGGTGGTAATTTAAGAGACTCATTTATGATGTTACCATTTAAAGAACCATCAGCTACATTATTAAACTTAATGGGTATTGTTGTTCAAGCAGGACAAAGATTTGCATCAATTGCAGATTTACAAGTTGGTGATGGTAATCAACAAGCAGCAGTTGGAACTACAGTTGCGTTATTAGAACGTGGCTCTAGAACTATGTCTGCTATTCACAAAAGAATTTACTCTGCTCTTAAACAAGAATTTAAATTATTAGCAAGAGTATTCAAATTATATCTACCTCCGGAATATCCGTATGATGTAGTTGGGGGTCAAAGAATGATTAAACAAACAGACTTTGATGATAGAGTAGATATATTGCCAGTTGCTGATCCCAACATTTTTTCACAAACTCAGCGTATTTCCCTCGCGCAAACTGAGTTGCAACTGGCACAATCAAATCCACAAATGCACAATTTATATAATGCATATAGAAATATGTATGAAGCATTAGGTGTAAAAGATATTGATCAAGTATTAGTTAAACCAATGCAACCTATGCCAAAAGATCCAGCATTAGAACACATTGATGCATTAGCTGGAAGACAGTTTCAAGCTTTTCCTGGTCAAGATCACAGAGCTCACATTACAGCTCACTTAAATTTTATGGCAACAAACATGGCTAGAAATAATCCTATGATTATGGCAAGTTTAGAGAAAAATATTTTTGAACATATTAGTTTAATGTCTCAAGAACAGATTGAATTAGAGTTTAGAGATGAATTAATTCAGTTACAACAGATGCAACAAATGGCACAACAGAATCCTGCACTACAACAACAGGTTCAAATGCTTACTCAGAAGATTGAAGCAAGAAAAGCTCAGTTGATTGCAGAGATGATGGAAGAATTTATGAAGGAAGAAAAAGAAATTACTTCACAATTTGACAATGATCCTATTGCAAAACTAAGAGCAAGAGAATTAGACCTTAGAGCAATGGAAAATCAACGTAGAAAAGAGCAAGATCAAGAGAAAATTGATCTTGATAAGATGAAAGCAATGATGAATCAACAAAATCAAGAAGAAAAACTTGAACAAAATGAAGATTTAGCAGAATTACGTGCTGATACATCAATTCAAAAAACTGTTTTAAGTAAAACTTTACCTAATGCAAAAGATATGATGCCAAATGTCGAAATTATTCGTAGTGGAAACGAATAATAATGACAAAATACTAAAAAAAGGTTACTATAAATTAACTAAGGAGAAAAATTATGGAAAAATTAGATAAAATTGTTGAAATCAAGTCAGAAGATAAAATGAATCTTGAAATTGACCCAAGATCTAAGACAACAGCTGATGGTGCTTTTAACTACGTCGCAAAAGGTGAAGAAGTTGAAGTAAGAGGCACTAAAAGAATGCTGAAAGAGAAGTCTAAAAAAGCTAGATGGATCTAATATGTGGTTATCGGCAATTAAACTAGCCGTTTCTGCTGGAAGTAAGATTTATGCTAACAAGCAGAAGGCAAAAGTCGCAATGTCAGACGCACAACTGTTACATGCAGAGCGTCAAGCTCGAGGTGAGGAAGCTTACCAGGGTAAATTATTAGAAGCACGTCAAAACGATTATAAGGACGAATTTGTTCTTGTAATATTGTCTGCCCCTATAATTGTGCTTGCGTGGGGAGTCTTTTCAGACAATCCAGTTGCTATGGA